TGTTGCGGCAGGGTCGGCTCCTGCACTACCTGACATATCTAACGCTTCATTAGCGATAGCTACTGGACGTGCTGTGCCTGATCCGGCTGCTTGTAATTTACCTGCCCCATTTGAAGATAATAAAGCTCCTTTTGCTACATCTTCCCCATCAGCAAGATTGGCTTGTACTACTTCCCCTGCGATACAATGTCCACAAGTTACTTTATCAGCAGCAGCATAGTCATCGGCAATAGTTTTACCTTGGAAAAAATCTTCACGTGCAAAAATAGGTGAAGCATATCCATCTGCTGTGGCATGACGTTTAACTCCTGTTGCTGTGATTTCAACTAAATCACCCGGAGTGATAGCATCATCGGCATCATACTCATTGTAGATGTCAACGTACTTTTTAAGAAAAACTGTTTTTTTACTTGACATAATATTAATCTCCTTTTTTTAGATTATTTTTGTTCTTTTGTTGTGTATGCAGTAAGCATTGTTTCTGCATAATCTTCATCTTCCTCAGCATTTACTTCAAGGTCGATTTCTTTTTCTCCTGCGGCTGCTCCTGCGTAATTAGCTTGTACAGATTGCTCTGTTGGCACATTAGCAGTTTTGGCAAGTTTTTCAAGTTGATCAACTTTCATGCCTTTCAACTCATCTTCTTCCCAAACACCTTCAGCATTATCCATAATGCCTTTTACTAAGGATGTTTTGTACTTGGTATGCAAAGCATTGGCAGAAATCAATTGTTCCTTCATACTCTCATCGGGTATTAGGTTGATAAAGTCCTCTGTTGTTTTGATACCTTCTTTTAAAGCATTGATAGCCAATTCTGGCGTTACCTCTGCTTTATTAGTTGTAACTTTAGGTTCGATGGGTTTCATCAAATCTAATTGTTCAACTTCTAAGCTTTGAAGCCAATCCCTGTGATCTTCAGAATAAGGAGTTGCTTCGTTGTTAATCAAAGCATCTGCCCTTTCTTTTACACATGGAGTGCATTTTTCTTCACTCATCTTGTTTACTTTTAAATTGTTGTTATTAAGATTATTCTCGCTTGATACTGGAACGTATTCAACGGTCTTATTTACTCGCTGCGCATCATCACCAAAAGTAACTACACCTTCGGTAATCGTGTACGACCTTTTGTACATAGTGCTTTGATTAATGTTTGTCCTATCTTCTTTTCTATAAATCAAGAAAGAATCAAACACATCTTCAAGGTAGTAGTATGCTTCATCATTATCCATAGAATAAAGTTTCCCACGTACTTTTTCTAAAGTAGATTGCATACCTTCTTCAAAAACAGACAAGTCTATTTTATATCCTTGTTTGTTTAATTGTTGTAGTACCTGTGGTGTATTATCCACATTTACTACAAGCTCTTGTTTTTCTTTTTCTTTGTTAGACATATCTTTTTTATTTACACGTAATCCACATCCATCAGCAACACTACACGCACCTACTTCATCAGGCAAAACAGCTAAATGGTCTGGTCGATAATTTGTCGCAATAGAATCATATTGCTCATCTCTCCAAGTACCACTTACTTCTATTTCCTCACTAAAAATACCAATAGAAACGTTAATCACTTCTCCATTGTCTATGCGCTCATTTAAGTCGATATAAGCACCTAATTTTTCTTCAACAAACCAAACCTCCCCTTTTAACTTGTTATCCTCAAAATGGCTATTAAAAACACTTCCTAAAGCAAATTGTTCTAATATTTGAGGACTGTTTGCAGAAACGTACCCTTCTTCTGTGTTTGGATGCGTTAATGTGACAGGTATCCCATTAAAAGATTCCGGTACTTTCCCAAATTCCTCTGGCGAATGATAAATCGCCCCATGACTTCCGTGATGAACCCCTTCTACCATCATAACAGTAGGTACTACTTTGTAAGTAACACCATCAAATACTTCTGTTCGTACTTCGTACCCTTTTAATTGTGCTGAATATATTTGCATTTTATTCACTTTTAGATTTGTCTATAAAAGGAATAGCTATACATCTACATTGCGGATGTACAGGTATCATAGTTTCAATCTCGTCTAATGTCCATATAGAGCCATGTAAAGTTGCACATTGAGGACAAACACGTGCATCTCCGGCTGTTAAAAATTCAGCTAATACTTTTACATCAAAAATTTTCCATCTACGATATTCTTGTATATTAGCTAAATGATGCGCTCTTATTGTTTCAGTACGAGCTAATATCTCTGCCCTTCTCCTACCTGACATAAAGTAATTAACCTGTCTGCCGGATCGTGTCACATAACTTATATCTAAACCAAAATCTTTTTTAGTTTCAACAATTGCTTTGTTTATCATTTGTGCCATGCGCCTTGGTGATTGTCCATACACAAGACCTTGTGATAATATCCTTACTATTTGTTGTTCCATAGCAGCAGTCACACCCTCTAATTCGGCAAACACTCTCGAATAGACAACGGCTAATCTATCTACATGATAAGGCAAATTAGAAAGTACTTGTTCCCCTAATAAGTCATCTACTTGTCCTGTGTCAATACCTAATTTTCTCATCTCTGCTCTGGCACGTAAAATTCCTTTTTCGTAAGCCGTTTGTATATATCTTTCAACCCATGCTCTTTCTAAGATGACGTTTTGTTCAGTAATACGCAACCAACTCATAAAACTATCAATAGACTGTTGAGCATTAGGTATGTTATTGGTCTGTAAAGAATTAACAAAATTAAGATTAAAAAAATCTTCAGTTTCCACTTTTTCAGTTACTAACATTGCTAATCGTTTAAAACGCCTATTGCTTTCTGATACAAAGGCGTTTCTTATAACAGTAGTACGTGTTGGATCAACCGTTTTACTATTAAGCAAGAAATAAGTGATATTTTTCTTCTTAGTCGTCATTTATCTCTGTTTCGTCATCAATGATTTCCACTTCTTCCTCTGCAACAGGCAATTCCTCCATCAATTCTCTTTGTGCTTGTATTACACCAATTTCATCTTCAGTAAATCCTAATATTTTAGATAAGAAAGCGTCTGGTGGTAAAATGTACTGTCCTGTGATGTCACTTGTATAATATCTAATAGAAATAGCTAATTTTTCTGCTATTTCTGATTTTTCTTTTGGTGACATTGCGAATAACTCATCCCAAACGATATCATATTTTTCTATTTTAGGCAGAATACCTAAAGCCATAAAACGATTTACTACCGGACGTATTAGATTAGGTTCCATGTAGTCCTCTCTACGTGATTGAACCCATAAATTCCATTCGTTTTTATCTTGTGCGGAACTTAACTCCCCACGTTCTGAACCTGTTAAAATTCGATTAGGTATTCCTTTTTCAGCAGCAATCATTTGTATTTGTATTGCCACGTGTGATTTAGGGTCTGTTATTTGCTGTTCTAAAGCTTTTATATCAACTCCCTCATTAAGTAAGAACCTACGCATATTGTGTTCAAACTCATCAAGTTGATCTTGCAAACCTGCTTCTTCATCAGCACCCATTTCAAATTCCTTATCTACTTTAGCATGATACCCCGGTCTTGCACCACGCCAAAACATCTCTGCATCACCTCCCACAATTTTTTCCAAGTCCATTAAGCGATTGTAAATAGCTTCTAATTGTGGTCTGCCATAAGTTTCATCTTCAAAAACATCTTGTACTACGTGTACCACACGTGTCCAATGTACTTCAAGTGTTTTTGATGAGCTTTCATCATTACTGATGACGACATTATATAATAAAGGTTTTCCGAATCTTTCGTTTGAAGGGTCTTGTTCCCATTTAGAAACTGTTGCACTACCCTCTGCCAATGGTTTTAAGTAGGCTAATTTAACGTTTTTAGCCTTTACAGGCTGTTTCATACCACTTGTCTTGGTTACGTCCGTTAAACCTAATAAAAGCACTCCGTATCTTCCTATACCGGAAAGCTTATCTAACCTCCTTAATTTTGTTGTAATATCGTATTTAAGTTCTAAATCCTCCCAAGCAGCCAGTAAATTATCATTTTCTTTTGATTCGATAGTCATACTACCTCGCCATGCAGCACGTACAGGTCTATCAATTACAGCTTTTGCAATATCTTGTCGTAAGTATCGTCTTTTGTAATCTGTAAAAGTTAATTTATCTTGATATCCTAATGCTTGGTAGATATCTCTGTTACCTGCATATTGTGATCCAAGTTTCTTAAAAAGATTCACTCGATTCACTAATTCAGAATATATCTGAACCATTTTGTTTTTACTATTTGCCATTGGTTATCTTTTTGAACGCCCTAAGGCACGTGCTTTTCTTTTCTTTGTAATAAAATTAAATCCTGCTGAACCTGCATCTACTTGATCCTTATACGTTGAGTTAGGGAATAAACGATATTCATCAATAAAGTCTTTGTTCCAAGAGGCTACTCTTATCTTTACAAAACCCTCATTTACTTGCACACTAAAAGGATCGGCTCGCAATTCCTTTTTACCTGTGGGACGATCTCTATACACACGATAACCTGCTAACCCTTTTATCG